CAGTGGTAGGTCGTTGCGCATCAATGACGCTGACATAGACACACTAGCCGCAGCGCTACTGGAACGGATGTACAGATGCAAAATCGGTGGCCAATTTATTGAGCCACCGCAACCCGAGCAAAAGGTGATTGACACAACCTTAAGAGCTTTCAAGCGGAACCTTCTACGTAAAACTAAGTTTTCCCCCCTCATTTCCCCTGAGCAATTTGCTGAGATGTATGTAGGGCGAAAACGGACAATATACGAGAATGCGATCCCTGAGTTCTACTCGGTGGGAGTACAGAAGAAACATGCGGTTAGTTGTGCATTTGTCAAATGTGAGAAGGTGAATCCTGAGAAGGCACCACGCTGTATTCAGCCAAGACACCCCGTCTATAACATAGGATTAGGAAGATATTTGAAACCCAATGAGCATCATTTGTATGAGGCAATTGCTAGGGTGTTCAATGATCCTTTACCTGTGGTAATGAAGGGCATGAATGTTAGGCAGACAGCGGAGGTGATTGCAGAAAAGTGGGACTCTATTGGCGATTGTGCGGCAATTGGCCTGGATGCAACCAAGTTCGACATGCACGTGAGCGCTTCAATGCTCAAGTGGGAACACAGCATATACCAGGCTCTCCATCAGGGAGACAAAGAGCTCGCGAGACTGCTTAAAATGCAGGTGAGTAATAAGGGGGTTGGCCATTGTGATAACGGCCGACTCACCTACAATGTAGAAGGAAGACGATTTTCTGGGGATATGAACACAGCATTAGGAAACTGCATCATCATGAGTGGGATGGTGTGGGAATACTGTAGACAGAAAGATATCAACGTACGATTCATCAACAATGGTGATGACTGCGTAGTGTTCATGCCCCGAAAGGACGTTGACAAGTTCAACTTGGGCCTTAACGAGTGGTTTTTAACCCTCGGGTTCAGGATGACAGTGGAGGAACCGGTGTACAATCTTGCGGAAGTGGAGTTCTGCCAGATGCACCCTATCCGCACCGGAAATGGTTGGACCATGGTGCGGAATTTCCACACTGCCCGCGAAAAAGACTCACTGAGTCTCATTCCACTCAACACTGAGTCCGCATTTCGTAAATGGCTATATGCCGTTGGTGAGTGCGGGTTGGCGTTGACGAGTGGGGTGCCAGTGTTCCAAGAGATGTACCGGATGTACAT